GCCTCGACGAGCTCAGGTTACACCGTTGGAACCTCATTCACGCGAAAGCCGATAGGAGCGTTTTAGATCGAGTCAACCGCGAGCTCTTGGCCCGAACGGGTGAGGAAATTTATATTACCCGAAAAAATGGCGATTGAATTTCTACCAAAGCAAAAGGAATGCCTCGACTCGTTGGGCCTCGATTCCACGGCCGAAGTCGTACTTTTCGGAGGTGCGGCGGGCGGGGCAAAATCGTTCACGGGTTGCGCTTGGCAAATAATGAGGCGGTTGAAGTATCCCGGTACTCGTGGCCTAATTGGTCGCAGTAAACTCGACACGCTCAAGAAAACCACGTTAAAAACGTTTTTCGAGGTTGCTGGGCTATTCGGACTCGTCGCGAATAAACACTACCAATTCAACGCGCAGTCGAATGTTATAACGTTCTCGAATGGCTCCGAAATAATACTAAAAGACTTATTCGCTTACCCATCAGACCCGTCCTTCGATTCGCTCGGGTCGCTCGAAATTACAGACGGATTTTTAGACGAGTGTTCTCAGATTAGCAAAAAGGCGGTCGATATTGTGCGCTCGCGTATTCGATATAAACTCACTCAATACAATCTAAGTCCGAAAGTATTACTCACTTGCAACCCGTCGAAAGGCTGGCTCTATAATGAGTTTTTCGCCCCGTTTCGTTCGGGCCATTTACCGCCTCATTTGGTTTTCATCCAGTCGCGAGTGAGTGACAATCCCCACCTACCCGCAACCTACGCCGAAACGCTTGCCCGATTGCCCGAGGTCGATCGTAAACGACTTTTGGAGGGCGACTGGGATTATGACGAAACACTCGACGCGCTGTTTAGTACCGACGATTTACTCCGATGCTTTCGAAGCCCCGAAACGACTGGCGAGTTATATATTACGGCCGATATTGCGCGACTCGGTAAAGACCGAACCGTTATCGCCCTTTGGCGCGGCCTCTCGCTTATCCAAATAACTGAGCTGAGAAAGAAACGAATTGACGAAACCGCGGCGGTTATTCGTGAATTAGCCGATTATCATAAAGTAAAATTGAGTAATGTAATCGCCGATGCCGATGGGTTAGGCGCTGGGCTCGTTGACGTGCTCAAGTGCCGAGAGTTCCGTAATGGCTCAAGGGCCACTAAACCCGAAAGGTTCGCCAACCTGAAAGCCGAATGCTTTTTTAAACTTGCCGAACTAATCGAAATTAACCGGGTAATCTTTCCCCAAAACCATCGCGACACAATCGTTAAGGAACTCGACCTCATTCGCCGTAAAAACCCCGAGGGCGACGGAAAACTCGCGGTTACTGGCAAAGAGGAAATCCAACGAGTTCACGGCCTTTCACCCGATTACGCCGACGCTATCGCAATGCGAATGTTTTTCGAGCTTTTCCCGAATTATGGGCGCTATGCCTACGCCTAATTTTCAACAATGAAAGCCGCGCCAGTTGCGGAGTTGAGGTGCTTATTAACAATAATCAAAAAAATATTTTTGGTGTGTAGCAATTTTGCTACATATATTTGCCAAACAATTAACACGTTAACACAATGAACAAAGAAACACTTTACACAATTGAAACTTTTGATTTCAATGCATTATTCGCAACGGCTGAGGTAACAACTACCAACACCGCAATTATTCATTCGGCTCCAGTTAAAACTCAAGAAAGATTACATACTTGCGCTAAACCAGAAAGTTGTATTCAATTAGATGGTTTAAGAGAATTGAGAAACGCCCTCAACTGGGCGTAATAACCTCAGGGGCGCGGCTGATTAACGCGCATTTTTTACATAGCAACTTAAAACCCTTTTTTATATGTCTTATTCACTTATTATTTCAAACTACCCAACTCGCACCAGCGAAATCAAAACATTCACTAACATTCGCCACGCCCTCAATTACTTTATTGAGCGATGCGACGAACTCGGCCTCGAATACCGCGAGGACAATAACGGCAACTTTCTCGCTGGCGGTATCGGCTCCGACTATTCACTTGAATTAACATCTAATTTCTAACCCCAAAACCTCCTAAAAAAATGGCAACTATTTCCATCCAAGTAAAATTACCCCAAGTCGTAGACACCCTCGAAATCGAGCTCCCGTACTACTGCAAAAGCGGCTCAACCCTTTTCTCAATTAAGAGCGAAACCGAGGTCGTTCAAGTGTCGATTTACCGAACCATTAACTCGGCTCATATCTACACCAAAAATTGGCTACCCACCGAGCTCGATAAATTCGAAACGACGGTTATAACCCGCGAGGAATTTATGGAGGCGCTTAACGAGGCGAATAAGATAATAAACTCTTCTATATGAGCGATAACATCAAAACCGAACTCAGAATTATTCTAATCATTAATCTAATTACGCTAATATGGTTAATTATCCACTAAGCCCCGAAACGCTGGACTCGCTCCAAAAATTCCAAACACGGCTCAACTCGTTACCCAGCGAGTTAGCCATCGAATCCACGCCCGATAAAAAGGCGCAAACGGTCGTTATTAGTCATATCGAGATGACACTCGACGAGCTTTTTTTCGGCCAATGGAAAACTGAAAACTTTAAATGGAGCGCGATTGCTAACGAAGTGCAAGGTTCTCTCGAGCTTGTAGCAATTCATCCCGTGACTGGGTTCGAAATACGTCGCACCGGGGCCGCATCCATTGTTATTATGGTCGATCGTGTGCCCGATGGGATAACGGGAACCGACCGAAACCAATGGGCACTTAACCCATCCAACAAAAAAGCAAATGCGCTCGATATGGCATTTCCCAAATTGAAATCGGAATGTTTGAAAAATGCCGCGCAATCACTCGGAAAGATTTTCGGCCGTGACCTTAACCGCAAGAACGTTGACCAATACCAACCGTATAAATTGCAAGTTGGCGAATTACCACAAAACGTCATTAACAAACTCGAGGTCGGCATAATGAATAAAGACCCCCAAGCCATTGAGGCCGTGAGCGCTCTCGACACGGTAATGAGCCCAGCGCAAAAGAACCAACTATTAACCCTAATTCAAAGAACGAATGAGCAATAATCCCTATTTAAACGATTACCTCCTTACCGTGGCTCAAAACTCAGCCGCGTGGGATAAAATGCGCCTCGGCCGCTTTACTGGCTCAGGAATCAGCGCCCTAATGACTAACCCCAAAACGAAAGCCGCCATCGAATCGGGCGAACTTTCCGAAACGGCGAAAAAGTATATTTACGAGAAAGCTATGGAAACCGTCACCGGGCAATCAGCCAACGAGGCAACGAGCCGCGCCATCGACTGGGGGAACGAATGGGAGGAACACGCGCTCCACCAGTTGCAAATTGCGCTCGATTCACCCGAGGAAAGCACCGAGCTCAAGCCATCGTTTAAGTTATTCAATGATTATTTCGGTTGCAGTCCCGATGCCTTTATGATTCACCCCGAATTCGGCCCGGTTGGATGCGAAATAAAGTGCCCGTGGAATTCGGTTAACCACTTTATACACTCTCAAGTCGAAAGCGCTGAGGACTTGAAACGAGTAAACTCGGATTATTATTGGCAAGTTATGGGCAATATGTTAACCTTTAATTTGCCCGCGTGGGTTTTCGCGAGTTACGATCCTCGCCAACCCGAACACCGCCAGTTACATCACACGGTTATTTTATTCGACCCGAGCGCGGCGGCTGATTTATGCGAGGCAATGGAGCGAGCGCACTCTTATAAGGCTACAATCCTTCATAATTGGTTAAAAATGTAATTCCTAAAACCCTTTAAAAATGAATAAAAATCTAATTGAGTTAATTACCGACACCGTGAGCAAGCGCCCCGAAGTCCACACCGAAACAATTTATAACGCGTGCGATTCCGCTGGTTATGTGCGGGGCACCTATACGAGTTACCTATCGCTGATGAAAAAAGCGGGGTATATACGCCGAGTAAAGCCCCAAGTGTACGCAATCGGAAAGCCAGCGAGTACCCAAACAATCGCGCTTAACTTGCAACGTTTGGCGCTTCATAAAAGGGACATTAAAGGAGTACTCCCCCAAAATGCCCCGGTTGAAAATAAGCAAGTTAAAAAAACAACGTCGCTTTTTACGGAGCCGAAAACTCCCTTTGCTGATATTCACCGAGCGCGTAAAATAACCGAAGCCGTCGACTTGTTAAAAAGTTATGGCAT